TTTCATTCGACGTAACCAGAATGTAATCACTCGTGGTGTCAATGGCCGTAACCGAACCCTTGAGGTCCAGATAAGCACTTGCAGCCGCATTAGGCACCCGCTTGATCCAAACCACGTCATCCACGCGGAATTTACTAGCATCCGCTACAAACACGCCATAAGTCGTGCCAGAGGTGAAAGTAAATCCAGCAGCGGCTTCCGAGACGGTCACGGCGCTATTGGTAAACGGCCCTGCCCCACCCGATCCAAGAGAACCAGAAGTTGCAGTAGTAGATTCTGCATGAGCGTGACGCTGTTCAAACCAAGAGAACTTGGGTTTATCAGTTTCTTCACTGTCCATGAGCGAGAGCAGGTAAGTCAAGATAGCCTTGCCCTGCGGATATTTCCAAAAGATGGAACGAATGGCCTTTTCAGAGTATGTAGACTCCAAGTCAGCCGAAGACATTAGTCCGAGCATTGTGTTGTGTTGTGTTTATTGTTAACTAAGGTGGTCGAGGAATGAAGCTGCACCAGTTTTGCCTTGCGGGAAGCCACCACCTCCGGAGCCTCCACGACGCATTCCAAAACTGCCCGCTTGTCGTTGCTGGTTCTGAACCGATTTCAAGCGGAAATTCGGATCAATCTGGCGGATCATCTGCTCTGCAACGAGAGCAACTTGTTTTTGTGCCGCGCTTTTGTTTGTGGTTCCATCCGGGTTAGTGGGTGGAACGTAGCCAGAAGCAGCCAATTGCTCCACGGCCTGTCGAACAACCCGTTGTTTTCCTTGCAACGCTGGAAAGCGGGTTTCAACATGTTTGACAAAGTTCTTCGTCTGCTGCTCACGAACAAACGCTTTTTGAGCTTCCACCTGCTGTTGAAGAGGGGAAAGGGCATCCTGGAACAAAAGCTGGGAAGACGTGGTGGCAAATTTAGCCGCACCGTCAATCATCTCTTGAAACTTAGCCACAAGGGCATCAGGATCTGCCTCAGGGTCACGAAGGAGTTTTACAAACTCTTTGTTAACTTTAAAGCGATTCAGCCTAGCATCAATCTCATCAGGAGAGAGTTGCTGTTGCTGACGCTGCGGCGCGTTAGCCATTGCGGCCCGCGTGGCAAGGTCAACAATTTGCTGTTGTGTAAGACCACCAGGAGGTGGCACTTGAGAACCGTCGTCATCATCTTGGATGTCGTCGTTTCCATCTTCGAGCCCAGGCTCGTTATCATCAAGAGGAAGATCATCTTCAATGTCTTCCAGAGCATCATTATCGTTTGGCATTGTGTTCGTTTAGTTTGTGGTTGAGATCAGTTTCCGTTGAGGAAACTAGATCGAGAAATTTCTTAGTCTCTGCAAGCGCACCGATCATGCGCTCGCGAATGGCAAATTGAGCAAAGTCTCTAGGAGCATCTTGAAGAATGGTTGCAAGTCCTTTTTCATAAGCAACTCTGTTTTCAAAAATAAATCCATTAAAGACCTCATTTTGTTTAAGCTGCTCCAGGGAGAGGAGGAGTTGGTTGAGTTCCTGGCGGGATAGGAGGCTGGGTTCCGGGTTGTCCATTTGGAGGGATGGGTGGTTGAGCGGGGAGTTCAAAGCGATCAAGGTTCTTCACCCCACGAAGAGCCTGAATTTCCTTAATCATAGCGACAAGGTCAAGATTTGTCGCCGCGAGCACCTCAGGGTTAGAGGCAAGAATGCCGACAAGTTCTTGCAAGGATTGAGCAATATAGTTCTTCTCACTAGAAAGTGTGCCATCGTAGGAAAAATAATCTTCATTACCCAGCAATGTGGTTGGATCTTCAGCATGGAAGAAACCCCAAAATTCCTGTGCATTCTCTCCAACTACCCGCTCAAACGTCTCAAACATCAAATCCTGGCGGGTATTAAGAAGCATCTTCCTCCCTTGAGGAGCAAGACCGTCGATCCACACAGTAGCAGCAATCAGCTTCATTCTTGAAGCCGCCCCAGCATTCGCTGCACGGTTCTCAGTAGCCGATCGACGGCCAGAAGCCACTTGGCCCATCGAGTTCTCATTGACGCCAGACACAATTTGCATCATCCGCATCAACGTTTCTGCATCAGCCATGTGTGTAACCGTTGGATCGACGGTCTTGAGTTGCTGGATAAACGCATTAACCCCTTGATTGTAGGGTGCATTCTTCTTCAACCTAATATACTTAGCCCCAGCCGTGAGGTCAGAAACTTCAATGAATGAAGGATCAACCACATAGCGGCCTTCTACATTCTGTCTTACCGCTGCCACACGGGCATTAAGCAACCACGTGACAACTTCCTGAAGTGGATCAATCAGCATTGAGAGCGAATCACACAGCTCCGTATGCTGGTCTGGCGACATCGTAAGGATGTCATAAGTAAACTCATTGTGCGGTGCATTCAGCGGGCGGGCAGAAATAATCCGCTGGTCATTAGCAATACCAAAAACCCAGATCTCTTCCTCTTCACTGTCAGAAAGCTCATAATCTTTCGGAGTGACTTTAGCCTGCACCGTAAGGATGCAAACCATATAATCATCCGTCTTTGCACCCTTTCTCTGCATTTGAGGATCAATATCCTTCAACCGCGTGCCATTCTGCCGTGTGCGCCAAGCCTTCGCATCAAACGGAGTGATGTGTTCAGTGCCAAACACTTCTCCATTTTTCTCCATCGCGCGGAGCTCCTGAAAGTGAAACTGTGTTTCATCCGCGGCAAACCGCCCACGTTTCCAACTCGAAAGCGGTTGGCGGGTATCATAAAAGAAATAATACGGCGAAATAACCTCCACCTCATTCCCATCATAAATCACCACTTCATCAACCGTTTCCGCCGGTTGTTCCATAGGCAGCATCATCCCAGACATTAAATCAAACGGAAGCTCAATAGATTCAGCCTTACGCTTGACCTCTTTGCTCTCAAACCGCCAGCTTGTCTTCATCACTCCAATGTTAAACCGCGCCATATCCAACAGCGCCTGCACCAACTTAGAGTGATAATTGGTATTCCGAACTTCCCGATCAATGACAGCCTGGCAAGCAGTAAGGGCGGCGCCATAGTCTTCGGGGCCGGTCGGAATTAGTTCGAAGATGGATTCTTTCTGAGTGTAAGCGAGGAAGAGGAAAGTGACAAGCGTATTGACCTGTGCATAGGACAAAGGCACAGTCATCTTTTCTGGTTCGCGTTTGTTGCGCGCACGGATGTCGTTAGAGTCAGGTGTGCGGACGGAGCGATAAGTGTCAAGGGCCTTATCCCAAGAGTCATAATGGGACGCCATCACGCCACGTGAGCGGTTCACGTTCTTCACAAGAAACGTGCAGAGCTCATCCAGCTTTTCGTCTGGAATTTCCTCTTTGAGGCGGGATGTGAGGTCTTTGGGTTTCATGCAACAAGTTTAGTCAATGAACTCGATCCAAGCGGGCTAAGGTCAAGCCAGTTGTCTTGATAAGCCATAGCCTCTTGCTTCAGTTCTTCGCGCTTGAAATCAACCCAATCAAGGCCAACTACGCAGGCGCGGTAGAAACATTCCATCATGTGGTCATCTTTGTCAACTGGTTTTTCTTTTCCTTTATCCCAACAGTAGGTGTAAAATTCTCGCAATGTGCGGGAGCAAGCAGAATTGAAAAACAAGTTCTCCGGTTTAACCAATTCCTGCTTAGCTTTCTGAATCCCCGTGGACAGTTCCTTAGGTGCTGGAAGAACATTCAATCCCCGCGAGATGAAAACATCCGCATAGCACTGCCCGTTAATTGGATTAGCAATAAACCCAAGCGGATCCATAATTATCTGCCAAGGCGTGCGGCCCTTAAGCACCGCATGAATCTGCGTGCAGAGATCTTCAATATAGCACGGCGAAAACAACTCCTGATACATAAATGACTGCCCAGTGGGAGCTGTTGCCCAAAACTGAACTGCATGAGGCACGCGCGGGTGTGGATCAATAAACACCCTAACCGTGTAATTGTCCGGCGGTTCATCAAAGTCCTTCCACCCAATCGGAAGCGTTGTGTAAACATGCTTTTCCTGATCAAACTCCGGATAAACCAACCCCTGTGAATTCTTCGGCAACCCATAAATTCGACTAGCCCGCTCGGATTCAGAAAGCGTCTTAGCATAAAGATCCACTTCAGCTTTATCCAGCGTCGGATTGTCATAACTGCTCCCCGTCATAATCCAACACTCCGGTTTCTGTTCCCAGGAAAACCCACTATCAAACGAGCTCTTCATCATCTTCACCGGCAGAAAGAACTCATTGATCCACTGCTCCGAAATCGGTGTGCAGGTGAACCAAGAACTTCCCTTTGTATCCATCAATCCGCGCGAATAAGCCTTCCACATTGCTTCTGGAATCGGTTCATCCACATGAATCCAATCCCACTGAGAACTCTCACCGCCCAGCGGATTCGCCATAAAGCTCCTCACGGTGTCGAGTTCAATCGTG